TGGTAAGAGTAGATATTGCCCAATTTGTTATAGATCAAGGTATGGTGTTAATAACCGACCCTAGATGTGATAAATATTTTCATAGCAAATTACAAGAATGCCATCATACAGATTCAGATCTGAAAAATATGTCTCCAGAGGATTCAAAGACTTAGCAATATCCTTTAATGCTAACCCTTCGACTGGAGATATTGGCGTGGTAAAAAATGTAAATGCTATAAAGCAATCGGTGCGTAATCTAATTCTTACCGAATTTGGCGAGAGACCATTTCAGCAGAATATCGGATCTCGTGTCAAAGCACTATTATTCGAACCATGGGATCCATTCTCAGTGGATTCCATCAAAGGAGAGATAATGAATTGTCTCCAAAGACTAGAACCACGAATTGAGGTTACTAATGTAAATATTCGAGATGAATCAGATACGAATGCAGCATTCGTTTCTATTGACTATACGATTGTAGGTGAGTCCCAAACACAAACAGTAGACTTTCTACTAGAAAGAGCGTAAAATGTCAGCTATTCCATCACAATTAACGTCGTTAGACTTCTTTGAGATCAAAGAATCCATCAAATCCTATCTTAGGACTCGAAAAGAGTTTACAGATTATGATTTTGAGGGAAGCTCTGCGTCTTATTTGATTGACATCCTCGCTTATAACACTTATTACACTGCCTTTAATGCTAATATGGCATTAAATGAGGCATTTTTAGAGACTGCTACTGTTAGAGATAACATTGTAAGGATTGCAAAGCAGTTAAACTACACCCCAAGGTCAATTAAGGCACCTAGGGCGTGTCTTAAAATCATTGCTCAGACAACTACTGCCTTAAATGGTACTACATTCCCCGAATTTGCTACTCTTCAGAAGGGTGATGTCTTTGTTGCAGAGAATGATAGTGATAATTTTACCTTTGCAGTGCTTCAGGACATTAAAGTCCCTGTAGATACCTCTACTGGACTAGCAACTTTCGATAATGTCTTGGTATATCAAGGTAATTTGATGTCATTCCACTATACAGTGGACTATACTAAGAAACAAGAATTCGTTATCCCTGCTGAAAACGTTGATACAGGTCTTTTGACCGTAGATATCAGTCCAAATGCTCAATCTTCAGAGACTGATACCTATAATTTGGTATCAAATGCTACAGCATTGAATGCAACCTCCAGAATTTACTATTTGGAGGAGACAGATGACCTTAGATACCGTCTTTTATTCGGAGATGGGGTCTTAGGACGTAAATTAATTGATGGAGAATTCATCACAATCAACTATGTTACCACTTATGGTGTTGAAGCTAACGGATGTCGTAATTTTGACTACATCGGCAACATAATTGACTCTGATGGAAGGGTAATTGCCCCTGCTGGCATCTCTATTCATACTAAAGACGCTTCTCAAGACGGTGAAGAGCGTGAAACTGGTCTATCAGTTAAGTTTAGAGCACCTAGAGCGTATGCAACCCAGAATAGAGCAGTTACTGAGAATGACTATGAGCATATAGTATCTGAAATCTACCCTCAGGCAGCATCTGTGACCGCTTATGGTGGTGAGAAACTATCTCCACCCATATATGGTAAGGTTTACATTGCAATTAGACCAAAAACGGGAAATAAACTCAATGCTAGTACAAAGGCAAGGATTAAAAACGATTTGAAGAAGTATTCTGTTGCTTCTATCGAGCCAGTCATCATTGACCCAACAAGTTTCTACCTTATTCCGAAATCTTACATTTACTACAATGGTGGAGAGACATCTTTGACTGGTGCTCAACTCGCAACTAAGGTTTTACAGGCAATTGACCAATTTAACACTACTCAACAGAATAATAGATTTGGAAATCGCTTAGATGGGTCTAAATTCGGTTCTATGATTGATAGTAGTGATACTGCTATATCAGGTAACGTTACTCAGATGACTTTAGGTCAAAATCTCGATAAATTCACCTTTGGTAACGTATTTACCCAATGCTTAGACTTTGGAAACCCACTTTTTGACCCATCTGACCTTGCAGGTGATAAAGATGGCGATGCTTGTGCTCCATCCTTCGCTGTAGTCAAATCTGGTACTTTTTATGCCACTGGTTACACTGAAGACCTCGTTAATTTGACACTTTCTGACGGATCTACAAATGCTCAGATAAGTAGTCCAGTAATTTCAACTAATACTGACAATGTTGTATTAGTTGCAGTAAATATTAGAGATGACGGTAAAGGAAACTTGATTCTAGTGACGAAGAGAGATGAGACTGAGGTAATCCTCAATCCAGCTGTCGGAACAGTTGATTATAAAACAGGTCAGGTCTGTGTCGGACCTATTGCTATTCAGGGCACCCCTGATGGCACTACCAGATTACCTATTCAGGTACTTCCAGCTGGTGGATCACTTACAATCCCACCAGGTGTTGACCCCTCAATCTTTAACCCAACAGTCAATCCAATTGACTACACAATCAACGATGTGTCAATCCCCAACTTCGATCCTAACAACTTTAATGGTTACAATTACGGTAACATTGGGGGTATAAATATCATTGATTATCCAACGGATGCATTCACGTATCCAGTCAGCGAATCTTGTTTCTAAGATAGATGCCTACGAAGAATATTAACGTATCGGATAGGGTAGAATACCAACTACCCGATTTCATTCGGCAGGAAGATAGACAACTTGTCAATTTCTTGTTTGAGTATTACAAGTCTCAAGAAAAAACGGGTAGACCGTATGATATCCTAAACAACCTTTTAGGATACCTAGATCTTGACCAGTATAGCTCAACGGAGTTGTCTAGTAGTACTAAACTGCTGAAGGATATTGGTGTCTATGATAAAAAGATTGAAGTAGAGGGAATTGATGGATTCCAACCCAGAAATGGGTCAATAATGATTGATAATGAGGTCATTTACTACGAGGACGTGACTCGTGGTCCTGATGTCATTATTACTCCAGGTATTTCGTTTAGTCAGTTTAATAAGAAGAAGCAACAACTAGAAAACCCCTTTGATTTGTTTGATGGCACTGAAACCATCTTCCCATTATCATTCTTAGGTACTCCTGTTGCTCCACCTTCTGCTGAACACTTAATTGTCATTACTTACAATGACATGAAGGTGCCTAATGTTGATTATTTCATAGAAGGGTCAAATATTCGTTTTACTGAGCCTCCTAGAATGAGGACAGGTGCAGACGATAGTCAATTTACTCAACTTACCTATTTGATTGGTTATTCTGATCAAGTAGTCCAAACTACAGATGCTATTCCTTATGAAGAGTGGCAGAATACTAAAAATTATCCATTACGAGTAAATACACAACCATATACTCCAACTTCTGAAATTGGATTGATTATTAAGAAGAATAATCGTCTTCAGGAGCCATATACTGATTATACTGTTTTCCAAGACAGAGTTGTCTTCAATAATCCTATTGGTGCTGCTGATTCTATCCATATTCGCTCTGTAGAGTATATCGCACCCCAATATGGGTCAGGTGCCTCTGCAATCGCTTCTGTGGACGACTCAGGGCAGATTACAGCACTAATTCCCAAGGAAGGTGGTAGCAAATATCGTATTGACTTCAACCCTAAGGTAACTATCCTATCAACTAGCGGTGGTGGTGCTACAGCAAGGTCTTTGATTGGTGGAATTAAGGATATAACTCTTATTGACGGTGGTCAAGGTTATACCTCATATAATCCACCCGTTCCAGTGTGTGCTCCCCCTTCAAACTCCAACGGGACACCTGCGAAGCTGTCGCTTACCGTTGACGACACCACTGGTATGATTGATTCTATCACTATTACTAATAGTGGTAGTGGTTATGACTTTATTCCTGCGATTTCTTTCCAGAATCCAGGTGGAGCGAAGATTTCAGCACCTACTATCGATAGTGAGGGTAGAGTTAACATCGGTAGCATCGGTGTTACCGAGATGGGTCTCGGATATAGTAATCCACCAACTGTTTACATTGATCCAGCACCTGGTGACGGTATCAATGCTCAAGCAATAGCAAAAATTAACCAAGATGGTCAACTATATGAGATTAACGTAGTTAATCGTGGTAAAGGTTATACTTCCGTCCCTAGAGTCCAGATAATCGACCCAATTGGTGCTCAAGTCCTTGATGTGACTGTTGCATCTGGTTCTGTTACTAATATTGAGATGTTAACAGGTGGTCAGGGTTATACTGATGCTCCATCTGTCTATATTGTTGATGATCGCAAGGATGCTTACGGTGTACCTGTAGGCGGTACTGGTGCTACTGCTGCTGCCACCATTTTTAACGGTGAAATCACTGATATCAACATTACCAACTTTGGTACTGGATATTCGACTGAATTCCCACCTAAAATCTACATTGCTGAACCTCAGAAGGCAAGAGCATCGGTAGATGTAGGATTTGACCAAGTTACTGGTTTTGATATCCTAGAAGAGGGTATAGGATATGCTCCTAGTGCTTTCTTGGAGTGTTCTAGAGGAGTTTCAGGTCCTGTTGCTTATGATAACCTCCATAACGAGATTTATGCTGGTGAAGCTGCTCTAAGGCAGTCAAATCATAATAGTGGACAGACAGTTGTCAATTTAGACTCTTTATTCATCAAAGAAGTCTTCGATAAGTTTAGGAGACAGTATTTACCGACTATTGACATTGATTTTACGTCAATTGACCCAGTTCAGGTAATTAAGAATATTACTGACTTCTATATCTCAAAAGGTACTAAATTAGCGACTCAATACCTCTTTAAAATCCTATTTGGTGAAGAAGTCGATATTTACTATCCAAAAGATGAGATTATTAGTCCATCTCACGCTACTTGGGTTGTAGATACCGTTTTAAGGGCAGAATTGATTTCTGGAGACCCTTCAAACCTAATTGACTCTGAAGTTAATCAATATACCGACCCAGTAGACAATAATGTCAAAGATGCAAGTGCTCTGATTGAAAATGTCATCACAATCATCGAAGGTACTGATGTTATCTACGAATTAGCGATTTCCGAAGAAACTTTGGAAGGATCCTTCGTAATTCCTTACAAAACCAAACTTGTAGAGCCATTAACGACTACAGGGCAGATTATTACCGTTGACTCGACTATTGGATGGCCTGAGAGGAATGGTACCATCATTCTTAACGATGATGAGCAAGTTCAGTATAAAGAGAAGTCTTTAAACCAATTTATCGAGTGTACTCGCTCTAAAAACGGACTTGTCGAAGATTGGGATCCTGGTACGATTATTTACTCGGATATTTTCGTTTATACCAATAGAGGCACTGCACAAGAGTGTAAATTGCGTATTTTGGGTATTGCCGAAGCTGGAACGACTGTATTGAATAATACGGGTAGTTATTACCTAAAAGGCGATAAATTGAAGGTTGCAAACCTTGGATCGACCGCAGAAGACCAAAGATTGAGTTCTTGGTTATATAACGTTAAAAAACTCATCCAAGTTGCATCTGTAACCCCAGGAGGAGTTAATAACCAAACTGCGACTATTGTTTGCGATAATCCACATGGATTACTCGTTGAAGACACTGTAACCATCTATGGTGCAAACCCAGTTGTTTATAATGGCACATTTGTCGTTACATCTCGTTTGGACGCATATTCCTTCTCATATGAGATTGCAACTCCTACAGAGATTATTCCTCAAGGAAATATCCTACTTTCCGTTGATTTGAATAGAGGTAAGTCAACTGTTACTTCAATCAACAAAGTTGTTAGTGAATTCACTACTAACATCCAAAATTCCTTCTTTAACGATGAATACGTTTATGTTGCAGCATCTGGTCTTCCAAACTACAAAATAGGACCTTTTACAGGATCTGCACTTATTCCTGGTAACCAAAGGAAACTTCTTCGTTTCCCACGACTTGTACAGACTATTTCCGAACGTAAAGACGTTGCAGCAGGTACTTCAATTGGTGCTTGGGTTAATGGTGTTTCTATCTGGTCTTACAAGTCTAAAGAGTATGTCCAGTTTGGACCTATCACTAATATCAGTGTAGATGAAGTAGGTGAAGGATATGACGCTGGTGCTAAACCAAACCTTGAAATTACAGGTGGTGGTGGATCTGGTGCTGTTGCTGAAGTTATAGTTAATGGTAGTCTTCAAAGTTTCGATGTAACTGCTGAAGGTACTGGTTACACAGAATCACCTCTAGTATCCATTGTTGGAGGTGGTGGTATCGGTGCTACTGCTCAAGCAGTTATTACTGGTGGTAGAGTAACAAGAATTCTAGTTGAGCAACCAGGATCTGGTTATACATCACAACCTAGTGTTTCTATCACAGGTGGTGGAGGTACTGGAGCAGAAGCAACTGCAAACGTTAGAGGTGCTATTTCTAGCATCAGTATTATTAATCCAGGTACAGGATATACTTCTCTACCTTCTGTTAGAGTTAACTCTGGTGAGAATGCTTTAGCACAACCAATCGTTATTAACGGTAGAATCGTATCTATCGCTATTATTAACTCTGGTAATTCTTATACAACTGCTCCTAATGTCATTATTAATGGTGATGGATTTGGTGCTATTGCTAGAGCAACTATCGGCACAATCGGAGAAGATAA